GTGACGGCAGCGCTTGGGCTGTTAAAGAAGGCTATCCCTGATCTGTCTGCCACACAGTTGAGCGGTGACAAAGAAAATCCGGTTGCTTACACCAAGATAGAAGAAACCATTGTCGATCCTAAAAACGGAGACGGCTAGGGTCTTCAAGCCACTATTACAGTCCACTAGGTGGAAGGGCGCACATGGTGGCCGTGGCAGCGGAAAGAGTTGGTTCTTTGCAAAGCGCGTAGTCCTACGCATGTTCAAATCAGAGACGCGGGTTGTTTGTCTTCGTGAGGTGCAGAACTCGATTAAGGATTCAGTCAAGCAGTTGATTGAAGACCAGATTGAGGCGCTTGGGCTTGAGGACAGTTTTACAATAACAGAGCAGGAGATACGGGGGCCACACGGTTCGTTCTGTATCTTCCGGGGGCTACAGAACCACACGGCGGCAAGCATCAAATCGCTTGAGGGTTTCGACATTGCATGGGTTGAAGAAGCCCAGACTATATCGCAGCGCAGCCTGGATCTACTAACCCCGACCATTCGTAAGGAAGGCTCGGAGTTGTGGTTCTCGTGGAACCCGGTAAGCAGGCTGGACCCGATTGACAAACTGTTGCGCCGGTATACGCCGGATGATGCGATTATCGTAGAGGCGAACTGGCGGGATAATCCGTGGTTTCCTGAAAGCCTCAAGAAAGACATGGCGCGCGACCGGGCAACGGACCCCGAGAAAGCGGCTCATATATGGGATGGAGAGTATGCCGCCGTAACGGGTGGGGCCTATTACGCCGCATTGATAGCAGATGCGCGGAAGGCTGGACGGATTACAGACGTTAAGCACGATCCAGAATTGCCCGTGTATACAGCTTGGGACTTGGGCATAGGCGACAGCCTTTCAATCTGGTTCTGGCAACAGACCAGCGATGAGATACGTATTATTGACCATCACGAGGACCATAGTCAGGCGCTTCCTCATTACGTCAAGGTGCTGAAGCATAAGGGCTATAAGTACGCTGATGATTGGTTGCCTCACGACGCCAGGGTGCGGGAGCTAGGCACCGGGCGAACAAGGGTCGAGACCTTGATTGACCTAAAGCGTAAGCCGAGGGTTGTCCCAAACCACAAGGTTGATGATGGCATTAACGCGGTGCGCGAGTTGCTCCCGAAGATGTGGTTTGACCGTGAGAAATGCGAGTACGGGCTGGAATGCCTGATGCAGTACCGCGAGGACTACGACGAGAAGCTATTAACGCTCAAGTCCCGCCCCTTACACGACTGGACGAGTCACACGGCAGACGCCATGCGGTATCTGGCGATGGCGTACAGGCAACAGAGGCCGAGCGCTCCGCCTGAGCCACCCAAGTACCCGCTTGACCTACCACTGAATGAGTTACTGGCGGAACATGACCGCGCTCAGATAGAGAAAGACTGGTAAATGAACGATAGCGAAACCCGCCAAGAGCATGAGACGGTCCATGGATCGGCGCAGTTCTGGCAAATGCAGCTAGACCTTGCCGACAAGGCGGACGAGGCATGGCACAAGGAGGGTGACGAGGTTGTTGACCGCTATCGGTCTGAGAGCACTAACAAGGCGATAGGTCGCGAAAAGAAATTCAATATTCTGTGGTCGAACACAGAAACACTCAAGGGTGCGTTGTTCGCCCGCATGGCAAAGCCTGATGTCCGCCGTAGATTCAGTGACCGTGATCCAGTGGGGCGTCAGGTGTCCACCGTTGTTGAGCGAGCGGTTGAATACACCAACGATACGACAGATGCGGAGGGTATGGTAGCGGCGGCTATCGAGGATTACCTGCTCCCGGGTCGTGGAGTTGTTTGGGTGGTTTATGAGCCGACGATTATTGCCGAGGACGGGGTTGAGGTTGTCGGGCGGCAGGAATGCCGCGACGAGTATGTTAACTGGAAGGATTATCGCGAGTCCCCGGCGAAGCGCCCCGAGGAGGTGTGGTGGAAGGCTCGCCGTCACTTAAAAACCCGTGATGAACTTGTGGACGAGTTCCCTAAACATGGTGACAAGGCCCCCTTGAACTGGTCACCCGACGCAGAAGCCGAGAAGGTCTTCGATGACGCTTTCAAGCGTGCCGAGGTTTGGGAGATATGGGACGCGACCAAGCGCCAACGTGTTTATGTGGTCAAGGGGTATCATCATGTCCTGAAGGAGGAAGATGACCCGTATGGGTTGGAGAAATTCTTCCCTTGCCCGGATGCCTTGGTGTCAGTCAGGACCAACAATAAGAACACGCCCGTTCCTGAATTCCGTCTTTACAAGGACCAGGCGGATGAATTGGACCGTATAACTACGAGGATCAACCGCCTTGTGGAAGCGTTGAAGCGTCGGGGTATGTATGACGCCTCGATCCCAGAGCTGGCGAAACTGGCAAATGCCGGTGATAACGAATTTGTTCCGACACGGAACTATGCCTCGCTGGTGCAGTCCGGTGGACTACAGGCTGCGATGCAGTCGGAAGACATCACAACGGTCGCGCAGGCAATTCTAGGTTTGTATCAACAGCGCGATATGCTTGTGCAGACCATTTACGAGATAACCGGCATTTCAGACATTATCCGTGGCGCTACGGACCCCAACGAGACATTGGGGGCGCAGAAGCTTAAGGGGCAGTTTGGCTCTATGCGGATGAAGAAGCGACAGGACGCGGTGCAGAAGTTCATTCGAAGCCTGTTCCGTATCAAGGCCGAGTTAATGGCTGAACATTACGAGCCACATATCCTTGAGAAGATGACTGGCATTAAGGGCGCGGACCCACGGAAGAAACAGCAAGCCATGATGATGGCGCAGCAGGCCCAAGGCCAGCCATTGCCGCCAGAGGTTCAAGACATTTTAAACGACCCGACCTGGGACGAAATGATGGCGGTTATGCGCGATGACAAAATGCGCTCGTACCGGATCGACATTGAAACCGATTCAACTGTATTCGAGGACGCAGAGGGCGAGAAACAAGCCCGAGTAGAGTTCGTCAATACTCTTGGCGGTTTCCTTGAGAAGGCCCTGCCGGTTGTCCAGTCCGCACCGGAAATGACAGGTATGGTTTTCGAGGCCATGGACTTCATGGTGCGCGGCTTCAAGATCGGGCGTTCCTTTGAGGACGTGATTGACGAAACCAAACAGGACGTTTTGAGCAAGCAGAAGCAGGCGCAGTCACAACCGCCGCAGCCCGACCCCGCCATGATCGAGGCGGAACAGAAGGCCAAGGCCAAGCAGGCGGAAATGCAAATGCAGGGACAGATGAAACAAGCCCAGATGCAGCAGGACGGACAGATTAAGGCGCAGCAGATGAAGCAGGACAATGCGCTCAAATGGGCCGCGCAGGAATCTGATGCCGAGCTGGAAATCCGCAAGCAGGATATAGAGGCAGAACTGACCGCAAGGCGTGACCGTATGAACGCGGAAGCGAGGACCGTGCAGTGAGGACCACCTACGTCTTTTTAGACGGGAAGCTCGTTCCCAAGACCGAAGCCCGCCAGCGTAGCGGGTTTTTTGTTGTCTCGGATCAGGAAGGCTTCCGTAGCCCCGTGGACGGCTCATGGGTAGACGGTAAGGCCGCTGTCCGTGAGCATGAGCGCAAATACGAGATAAGACAATGCGGGGACGATTATACATCCTCGGAAAAACCGGATTGGTGGGGCGAAAGACATGGATAAAGACGCCATGGTTCGCCAACTCTTGGAACCGTTTGATCCAAAGAAACATACCCCGCAGGACGTTGGATTAGGGGGGGCATCTACAGAGTACCTTGCTACAGAATACGCACCGGACGGGTCTGTTCTAAACTTCCCTACCATATGGTGGGATGAGTCCGGTTCGCCCAAACTGTTCGAGGGTGACAAGGGTGTCAGGGAAGCATTGGCCCAGGCGCTTATGTATGAGGAATCAATGGGGCGGAAGTTTCCAAGGTACACAGAACCCGATGTTGCCGTACAAGCGGCGAAAGAGCGAAGCCAATCTGGTGGAGCGTCCCTCAACAAACTAATCGACCATAAACCATTCAATTCACCATTCTAACCACACCCGCAAGTAGCGGGTTTTTCGCGCCGTGAGGCGTCATTTCCCACGGGCAATAGCCCAAGATGGAGTTTTTACATATGACCGACACCGACAGCGCCCCTCTTGAGGGGTCGGCGGGTGAAGGTGTTTCCGTGCCGGAAGCATCACCCGAACCGGAAGCACAGGATTTGGACAGCGTATTAAACGCCGCTGTTGAAGAACACTACCAACCAGAGGAACCCGAAGGCCCCGTAAGGGACGAGCACGGACGGTTCACCTCTACTAAGACCGAAGAACAACCCGACGAAGCACCTCCCGCAGAGGCCAGCAAAGAGGGTGACGATCAGGAAAGCGAAGACGAAACGGAGCCGGAAGGCTCACCGTTGGAAGCTCCGCAACACTGGTCAGCGGAAGATAGAGAGCGGTTTGCCGCAATGCCAAAAAATGCCCAGGAATGGGCGCTGGAACGCGATAAGGCAATGACCGCCGACTACACCCGCAAAACGCAGGAAATCGCAGAAACGAGAAATCGTTATCAGCAGATTGACCAGACACTTGAACCCGTTCGGGCAGCTTTGCAAGCCAACGGCATTACAGAGGCAGG